CACAAAGTATTTTTTCCTTTGGCAGTTTGTATCTTTCTAAGTTTCCTATTGCTCCGCCAAACTGACAGTCAGCCCTATACATATTTCCCCACATATCTATATTGACTCCGTGTAATCCTGCCCAACAGTTCCAACCACTAAACTTGTTTTTATCTTGCAATATTAAATCATTAGCATTTACAACTTCATCATTTAACATCATAGCACCCCTATGTAATTCTTCATCATTTACTTTACGTGAAAAAGGCCAATCTTTAATTAATTGTTTTTGTGCTTCTGTGTATGTCATAACTTCATTTGTGATGTTTTCAGAACTTGTTTTGTCAACTATAACCTTAGGAACTATACTAGCTCTTGCAGTTGAGCTATAAATTTTTTCAGCAAGTGCAAAAATTTCTTCGAAGTCACTAGGCAATAACATCATGTTTATCACAGTTTCTATTTTGCTTTCATTTATAATTTTTATGAAATGTTCAGGATTTGCGTATGCTTTATGATAACTTAACATCATACCATCTGTGTAAGGAGCAATCTTTTTAAAATACTCAGGACTTTGACTGCCATTACTTACAAAGGTAAACTTGTGACCTTCTTCTTTAACAAGTTCTGCAAGATCAATAAAGTGTTTCCAATAAGTGGGTTCTCCTCCACTTAATCTATAACAAATTTTTTTATCTTTTAAATTAAAGTTTTGCACAAATCTTTTTACAGTTGACCATTGAGGTTGTCCTGTACTTCCATTATGTAATATGTCTGGACAGTATTCACATCTATAATTACACTTGTTAGACAATGTCCAACTGACTAGGAACCAATTATTTTTTGCAGGATCTTTGTATGTTAGTTTCATGGGTTCCTAACCTCTATTCTTGAAATGTGTGTTCCTTCTAACCAACTTTCAATTATGTATTTTACACAATTTGATATTGATTCTTCTTTTATCAAAGTACCATTTTTTTCGTGGGTACTATATAAATTTTCAACCCATTTTTTAAAAGGCCCCGTTGCTAGGTTTAGCTCAGATAAATTTGATTTAGTGATGTTAGGGCTTATTACACTAACTTTGCACTTCCAATGATTCTTGTTTATCTCTACACTCTGTTCGTCCATATACTTTTTATCTATGTAATACTGTTCTGTTGCAAACTTGCTAGGATCTTCTGCACTAGCAATTTGACTGCTAATATTTACACACAGTTTGGCCTTGTCCTTGTTTGTCTTACACCAAGCCATAAACAATGCGTTTTGATCTACAGGAATATATGCGTTGTTGATCAGTATGTCTGCTGTTGCTATCAGCTCAAGATTGTCTAGCACATCTTGACCATTTTTCTTATCAAGTCCTATTATCTCGTAATCATCAACAAACCACCACAGACCCTCCATTATAGCTTTTCCTATTACACTTTCACTGCCTGTTACAATTATTTTTCTCATATAAACTGTCCTAGTTCAGGAAACGTTTTTCTAAAATCTGTCCCACGTCTTTCATCTGTTACTTTTAAATATTCTTGTAAAGCTGGTAACTTGTGACTCCAGTCTTCTTGCATCATGTATTTTAACAAACCATGCCAACGTTGTGCTCCATACGGATGTTGATTAAATTCTAAATTAAATTTTTGTCTATCTATAAAAGTTTCTACTTTTTCCTTAATCCAATCTTTAGCTGATTTAGGTAAAACTTGTACGTTCAAGTATGATGGCAAATAGACTAAATGTGTTCCTATTATTCCTCCGCCGAACATTGAAGGATTGATTTTACTAAATCCTTGATCCATTTTCCATTCAGCTAGTTCATCTATGTACCCTGCATTTAATAATTGTACTGCACAGGCAATATTGATAACTGTGTTGTCCTTTGTATTTTGATCAAGTCTTTTTAAGTTGGTTTCAACGTCCGACCACTTGCTTGGATAACGTATATATTCATTACGTTGTCCGTAAGCATCTATGCTAAAATTAAATCTAATTTCTTTGAAATGATCCCATAACTGAAATAATTTGTCTGGTAATTCTAACCCATTTGAATTATATCTTAAATTACAGTCTTTTGCATATCCTTCCGCAACCATAAATTCTAATATTGCATAGTGTTCAGGTATCAATAATGGTTCACCACCTGCAAAGTATAGTTCCTGTATGTGCTGTGCTTGACTTTTCATCGAATCTATAAAAGATCCTTTCTTGTACCAAGTATAATCATATTGATCGTCCCAACCTTGATCTGCAATTAAATCTTTGTTTTTATACTGTGGATATTGTAGTTTCCATTCTTTGATCCAACTTGAACTATCATGTGGACTACACATGACACATTTAAGTTGACATAAGTTTCCTAAACGAAGATCAAAGTAAGGAATATTTACAGGTGCAGTACCATCATCTTGTGTACTTGCAATAAGTTTGTTAAAGTCTAAACGTTGTTTCCATTCTTCAGTTTCCCATTGGCGTTTACTTGTTATACCTTTTGCTTCTTCATTAAAACATTTTACGCAACTGCTTGGCACTTCTCCATTTAACATTTGCAGTCTTGTTCTTCTCATGTGTTCACTGTTCCATACTTCTTCTATTGTATGGTCACGCAAGTTCATTGCTATACCATCTTTCTTAACAAGTCCTGCTGTCTTTTCATCTTCTTTACCTGCACCACTGGCATTGGCAGTACAACAGACTCTAACATCTCCATTAGGTCTTGTAGCTAAATGTATCCAAGGCAAAGGGCAAAAAGTTTTAGTCATCTTTCCTTCCTATTAACATATATCTTGTGTACTTAGGTAATTCAAGTTCCATCTTTTCAGAAACTTTTAATTTACTTTTTCTTTCAAAATCTGCAAGACTTTTCATACAATTCACGTGTTCTTCTAGTTCGAAATAATTGTTGCTTTGTAAAACAATCTGTGCATCACCTGGCACTTTATCTAACCACTTGTTATATTGTTCCTGTGTTATGTGTTCACAACTTGTATTGATTACAAAATAAGGATTAGTTTTGTATTCATATTCACACATATCTGCTGTAACAGATTCAAATTTACCTTCCATCTCATAACGTTTATTCATTGTTGATGCAATTTCTTTACATTTAGGATCTATGTCTATGCTAGTGATATGTTTTATTCCAAGTTCACTATTGAATATCATACAAGCCAACAATCCATTCCAACCTCCGTGTATGATACATTCTGCGTTTCTAATTGCTTTGTGTTTCTCAAGTTGTTCTATTAACCACAACTTGCTTTTGATTTGCCCTCCCCAAAAAGTTTCAAGTGTGCGATCTCTATCATCACTGTTGCGGATTGCATCCATCCAAAATTTTATGTCATTAATATCAATTTTCATTTATGTAACTTTCTAGATCTTCTGGTGTCCCAATACCTTGCATTGAAACAACATCAAATGCACACACATTTGCACCTTCCTTTATAGTGTAATTATACACAGGGCAAGTGTAAAATTCATTGTTGACCCTATCATTAGCTTCAATCATTTGATCTATGTTTCTAAACATTTGTATTGCATCACGCCAATAATAATATCCTACTGTTGCTCTGTCTGATATTGCTTTCTTTTCTGCAACCTCTACAACTTTGTCTGCAACTGTTTTTGCATAACTCCATTTAGGATTTTTATCTGGACACGTAAAGGTTGCTATAAGTCCGTCTATGCCATTGTCTATAATTGTTCTAACCTTGTTGCTATCCCATGCAACACTTTGATCACAGTTGCTAACAAACACACTATCTCCTTCAGCGAATAGTTCTTTGGCTTTGTAAAGTGTACAAGCAGTTCCTTCTGTAAGTTGGTCCAGATCTATGACTGTTGCATTAGAATATAAATCTTTTATTTTGTCAGTGATGTTATGATCCTTACGCACTATAAAAATACGTTCATCAAAGTCAATACCTATCTGTTGTTCAGCATATTGAAACATTGGTATACCTTTTACAGGAACCAAAGGCTTGGGTATATCATATCCTTTTTCTTTGAACCTGTTTCCATCACCTGCCATAGGCATTATTAACTTAATACTCATTTAACAACCCCTTTAAATGTTCTACATTTTTAACTTGCTTTACAGTAGCCGTGGTTGAAGTTGCCGCTTGTATTCCTAGTGGACTATCTTCAAATATTACTGTTTGCATTGGCGATACTCCGTAATGATACATGGCATTGTAATACATATCAACTTCTGGTTTAGGTTTGTGTTCTGTTGCTGTACACACAGGCTCAAACATATCTAAC